ACCACAGTCTCTCTCCAAAGAATGCCATCCTCGTCTCGCACGATTCGGTAGGTGTACACAGAATCGGACTGAACTGGAGTCAGCTTCAATTTGGTAAGAGCTGCAGAGGCCTCTGCCGTCTGCCATCTTTCAAGCGTCAGTTGGCGAACAAGAGGACTGCCGGGAGGGTCCATTATCTCTTACACGGTGCGAATGTTTAGAAGGGAATGCAGGAACGACTGGACGACTACAAACAGTACAAGCGAATCTATCTCATTCCTTACGACGTCTTTGTGGACCTCGGAATTCAGACCTGGCGCTACAACAGACCTCCCGATGCGACACGTGTTGCGGAAATCCGCGAGAAGATGACAGAAATAAAGCACCTGGATGGTCTCATCAACTTGGCATACATTCCCAAGGAGGGTCTCGTGTGCTACGAAGGGAATCATCGCAGGTTGGCCCTGGTTCCTGAAGTGAAATATGTGCTGTGCGATATCTTGTGGGATGCGGCGACCGAACAGGTAGAGGCCGAGTTCAGGCGGCTCAACAAGTGCATTCCTGTCCCCGACATTTATGTGTCAAATGATGCGAACCACAAGTTGGAGATCCAAGAGGCGGTTGCGTCATTCTGCAAGAAGTACGCTCTGTACGCGAGCGCTTCTCCGAAACCCAATCGCCCCAACTTCAACCGGGACAACCTAACGGACCAGTTTTCTCGCCTCTGCGATGAATTGAAGATGACCCCCGCTGTGCTGATGGAGAAGCTTGGGGAGCTCAATCACGAATACTCTACAAAGGATCACTCTCGGGTGCCTCCCAAGATTGTGGAGAAATGTCGCCAAAACGGACTCTGGCTGTTCGTGTTTAGTACAAGTATACCTACCCGTCATCTTGAATAAATGGGCATCCCCTATTACGTCGCCTCGCTCCTGAGGACTCACAAGAACATCCAGAAGCAAGTCGGCAATGCGCCTCTTGAAGTGGACGTCCTTGGCATCGATTTCAACTGCTTCATCCACACCTACCTAGACCCGAAGAACCCTATTGGAAGCATCGTGCTTGCTCTCAATAAGCTTCTCACTGAAACCGTACGTGCGACCGATGTCTACATTGCCTTTGACGGTCTGGTGCCGTATTCCAAAATCGTCCAGCAGCGCTACCGCCGCTTCCGCATTCCCGACGGCCCTGCGCCATTTGACAAGCACCAGATCTCCCCGGGGACGCCGTTCATGACTGAACTGAAGACCACGCTGGAACTCATCTTCCCCAATGTCATTCTGTCGGGGACAGACGAACCCGGAGAGGGAGAGCACAAGATCTTCCAGTGGTTGCGGCGCATGGAGGAGAGTGCCGATCGTGCACGCATCTGTATCTACGGATTGGATGCCGACCTGGTTCTCATTGCAGTCGCACAACGCGATCTCGGACACATCCAGCTTCTTCGCGAGGACAAGGACGGAGGGTTCAACACCTTCTCCATTCCCGAGCTTGTGAAGGCGCTGCCCCTGGACCCCGATCTCTACGTCCAGATGTGCATCATGTGTTTCGGCAACGATTTCATGCCCAACCTGGCGATGTTCTCTCTCCGCGAAGAGGGATACAATCGCGCTATCCGCTACATGCAGATGCAGGATCTCACACTCGCAGCAAAAGATGAGACACCTCTTCTCATCAAGCGCGCCAAGGCGGAGGACAGGCGTATTGTGGCGACCGATGGACATGCATTGGAGACGCGATTTGGCGTCAATCAAATGGATGGCATCCTGGATTGGGAACCGGTTGTGTATGCATTCTGGAAGACGTTTGAGTGGACGCTTCACTACTTCAAGACCTCGGAGGTTCTAGACTGGTGTTGGTATTACCCGTATCCCGATGCACCCCTCGTGAAGACGCTGGTGGAATACCCCCGCTATGCAGGTACCGACTTTGCGTGGCCCGACTGGAAGGCACCCTACACGATCGCCGATCAGCTGTCGTTCATTCTCCCCTCGGAGTCTCTGAGCATGACGCCCGTTCGCCCTCGGTACACGGATGAGATGTACGATGAGGAACTAGAGACCCGCCATCCTTGGATGAAGCGATACAAGTGGGAGTGCGATCCCTATATCTCTCTGCCCTGGGACCCGTCGCGTCCTCTAACTAGCGTAGCCGCAGTCCACGTGCGGTGATGCGGAATCCGCCCGTTGGAGGCGTGGAGTACACGTTGGGGCGAGGGATTGCAAGGTTGCGAGGTTCCTCGGACGGTTTCTCAAGAACTCCGCGAGGAAGCAGAGTCGTTTCCTCACGGATGCCGACTTGGAAGTTGGTGTCGTGAGAGGACAGGTACTCGTTCTCGATCTTTTTCATTTCTACGATCTTGCGGAGTGCGGCAATTCCCGACATGTCTTGCAGAGTCCTCCAGAACCGCTGGATGTGGGTGAGATACGCCTGACGGTACACAACAGCTTTCTGAAGTTTCGTGTTGTTCTTGAGGACCTCCATACACTTCTCCACCGTATCGTAGACGGGTTTGTTGAGTCGGCGGTTTACGGCGTTGTGTGCGCGGAACGCAAACAACGCAAACTCGTGGCGCGACTGAAGGAACCGAGGGAAGATCGTTTTGTAGGAGGCTAGCATCTCTCCAAAATGCTGGCGACACGACGGACACGTGATCGTGTCCCGGAACATATCCAACCAGGATGACATCAACTGCTGCTCTGCCGACGTAGGCACTTCAGGATACGAGGTTGATACGGAATGAAGAGTCATCCATCCCAGTGGACCCCAAATGGCCGTCATCGTTGTCTTACTTCGCGACAATCATCCCAGCTTCCATACCGCTTTCCAGAATTTCCCGGGCTACCTGGGGAGGAGCCTTCGCACTCACAGAAAGACCTGCCTTCTGGAGGGTTTCCCGAACCTTGGAATCTGGCATTGTGCGCACCGTCTTCTTGATGCGCTTGCGATGCTTCTCAGCGCCCCGCTCGGTCAGAATGCGGAGGGTGCCCCGGCGAGCAGGAGGAGCCCGGGCGGGGTCGCGAACAGGCACGATGGGCTGACGAGACGTCCGCTTGAGTACGCCGCGGGGGAAGGTCTTCATAGACTTCTTGCGTTTGGACCCCGTGGGCTTGCTTGAAGAAGGAGGCTGCGGTGCTGAGCTTGAACCGACTTTGACGATCTTCATTTCCGCCATCTCTTCTTTGTCAAAACGGATCAACTTTATTTACACAGACGGGTCAGCAAATAGACACCATGACGACCGAGTGGGATGCAGTTCGCGCGTACTTTGCCAACGGGGTTCACCGACTGGTAGATCACCAGATCGACTCCTTTGAGGACTTTGTGCGGAACAAGCTCCCCCTCATCGTCCAGTCCACCGCTCCCATCACGGTGTGGCACGAGCAAGATGAGAAGACCAAGAAGTACAAGTACGAATTCAAGCTCAGTTTTGAGAAGGTGACCTACGTGAAGCCGCGCATCCAGGAGGCCACGGGACGCATCAAGCCGATGCTCCCCATGGAGGCTCGTGTGCGGAACTTCACCTATGCCGCCCAGATGTATGCCGATGTCAAGTTCACGGCACGCACCTACAAGGGCGAGCTGCTGGACACCTACGATGAGGAGACGCGAGTGTTCGGAGGCATCTCTCTCGGCAAGTTGCCGGTCATGCTGGGGTCCTCGCTGTGTCTGCTCAAGGACTATCCCATGACGCTGGAGCAGTATGGTGAGTGCGGCCACGATCCGCTGGGATACTTCATCATCCACGGGTCTGAGCGCACCATCCTGTGCCAGGAGAAGGTGGCGGACAACCGCATCATGGTCTTCCAGTCCAAGAAGACGAGCTCCAAGCACTCCTACTCGGTGGAGATGAAGTCTCTCCACGAGTCCTTCACCATGCCGCCCAAGAAGCTGGAAATCCGTCTCTCGTCAAAGTTCAATGGGTATGGGTATCCTCTGCTCGCGTGTGTGCCGCGTTTTCGCGAGGACATTCCTGCGATGGTATTCTTCCGCGCGCTCGGGGTTACCAAGGACAAGGACATTGCCAATCTGATCTGGGGATCTGAGACGGACCCTCATGTTGAGTATCTGGGCGCATCCTTCCGCGACTGCGCAGAGCTGAACGTCTTCACGCAGGACGAAGCGATCTCCTATCTGTCCAACCATCTTCAGTACGGCACCAACCAGGAGGACAAGTGCGCCTATGTGCGTCAACTCATCAACTCGGAGTATCTGCCCCACGTGCGGTTTGCCGGCGAGTCTGCGCCCCCGAGCGTTCTCAGTGCCCGCAAGGTTGCTATTACGGCGTCCATGATTCGCCGCCTGATCCTGACCGACCTCAAGCAGGTGCCTCTGGATGACCGCGATGCCTATCCCAACAAGCGCGTGGTGACCACGGGCGCTCTGCTGACCCATCTGTTCCGACAGCTCTTCCAGAAGGTCTGCAACGACACTCGCAATGAGTTCGTGCAGGAGGTGAACAACGATGCGTGGAAGAAGGGCGGCGACCCTCGCCCGATGGAGGTTCTCAACATCAACAACCTCTACAAGATCCTCAAGCTCTCGGCGATTGAGGGCAAACTGAAGCAGGCCCTCGCGACGGGCAACTTCACCGTTCAGGGACTGGGCACCTCCAGTTCTGCGTCCCTGTCCAATGCGTCCAAGGTGGGCGTATCCCAGGTGCTGGCGCGCATGTCGTACACCAGCACCATCAGTCACCTGCGCCGCATCCAGACGCCAGTGGAGAAGTCGGGCAAGTTGCTCGCACCTCGCAAGCTCCACGGCACCTCGTGGGGATTTGTGTGCCCCGTGGAGACCCCAGAGGGTCATTCGGTGGGCATTGTGAAGAACATGAGCCTGCTGACGGGTGTCACGCAGCACATCCCGAGCAATACGGTTCTTCACTTCCTTCAGGAGAGCACGGGCATCACTTGGATTGATGTGCCTCGTGTCTACGAGGGCACTGCTATTACACTCAACGGTGTGATTGTGGGGTATACGGACGATCCCCATTCCCTGGTCCAGAAGCTGCGTGCCGCCAAGAATACGATGCGCCTTCATCCCCACGTGTCGATCGCATGGTACACTCTTCAGAACAACATTGTGATCGAGACGGACGGCGGTCGGTTTGTCCGCCCGGTCTTCCGTGTGGGTATGCCCCGCCCTGCTGCGGGCTCAGACTGGACCGAGTGGGTTCGCTCGTGTGTGGAGTACATTGACGCGTCGGAGAGCGAGACCCTCCGCGTTGCGATGTCCGAGGCACATCTGACCTCTCATCACACCCACTATGAAATTCACCCCTCTCTGATTGTCGGTCACATGGCGAGTTCCATTCCGCTGTCTGACCACAATCAGTCTCCCCGAAACACCTATCAGTCGGCCATGGGCAAGCAGTCCATGTGTATCTACGCAGGCAACTACGCCAAGCGCCTCGATAAGAACGGCTACATCCTGTGCTCGCTGACGCGCCCCATCGTGGAGACGCGGGTCATGAACATTCTGAAGATGCACGAGATGCCGTTTGGCATGAATGCGATTGTGGCGATTGCCTGCTACGGCGGGTACAACCAGGAGGACTCCATCATCATGAACAAGTCCTCTGTGAACCGCGGGTTTATGCGCGGTCTCTACTACACCATGTACAAGGATGAGGAGCACCGGAACGTGACCTCCGGTCGTGAGGAGAAGTTCATGTGCCCTCAGAAGCACAACACCCGCAAGTACAAGAACACCAGCTACGCGGCAGTTGCGGAGAACGGCATTCCAATTCTTCACGCCACTCTCCAAGAGAACGATGTCGTCATTGGCAAGGTGGTCAACCTACGAAATGATACTGCGGGCTACGCATACCGCGATGCCTCCACGACCCACAAGAACTCTGAACCCTGCCGCATTGACGGTGTGTGGCAAGACAAGAATTCCGATGGGTATCCCTTCGTCAAAGTCCGAGTCGTATCCGAGCGTGTCCCCCAAATTGGAGACAAGTTCTCATCTCGACATGGTCAGAAGGGCACGGTGGGAATGCTGCTCAATGAGGAGGATATGCCATTCACCGCGTCTGGACTGCGACCCGATCTGATTATGAACCCTCACGCAGTGCCGTCTCGCATGACCATTGCGCAGTTGATGGAGAACATCTTCGGCAAGATCGGTGTCCAGAAGGGCACTCTGGGCGATGGGACTCCCTACTCCCACATGAAGGTGGAGCATCTGAAGGAGCACATGATTGAACTGGGGTATCACCCCTACGGCAATGAGATCCTGTACAATGGACAGACCGGTGAGATGATGCAGGCCGAGATCTTCATGGGTCCTACCTTCTACCAGCGTCTGAAGCACATGGTGATCGACAAGAAGCACAGCCGTGGCCGAGGCCCGATTGTCTCTCTGACTCGTCAGCCGTGCGAGGGTCGTTCTCGCGACGGCGGACTGCGTGTGGGAGAGATGGAGCGTGATTGTCTGCTGTCTCACGGTGCTGCTGCCTTTACCAAGGAGCGACTGATGGATGTGTCGGATCCCTTCCCGACCGGCATCTGCAAGACCTGTGGCACTCTCGCAGTGGTGAACGAAGAGCAATCTATCTATGCCTGCGGGACGTGTGGCAACAAGACGGAGTTTGTGAACAAGACGATTCCCTATGCGATGAAGTTGTGGATGCAGGAGTTGGAGGCGATGCACATTGTGCCGCGGATGATTCTGGAGTAGAGATACAATGTTGAAAGGACTGTTTGGCAAAGACCCCGTGGAGGAGTCTCCCCATATTCGCATCTATGTACGGGACTCTGTTCCCAAGATTGCTGGACCCAACATAGAAATCATAACCGATCTCTCCGAGCTTGAAGAGAACGCGAGTGCACTTGGGTTTGAATTGACAGACCTGTGCTACCCGACCGATATGAGTCACGGATACCTTGAGATGGGTATTCGTATCTCCAAGTATATCGTCTTTTTCTATGAGCGTGAACCCATCCCAGGTGAAGATGTGGATCTCGAGAGTGAGGAGGAGAGTCATACAATTCCGATCCCATCTGGGTTCGCAATGGTGGACGATTTTGCTCCAGGGGAGTTGGCTAAACTAACGGCCATTTGCGTAGATCATACAACGGGAAAGAAGGGATACGGAGGCAAGATTATGCAGGTGGTTGAAAAACTCGCAAAGGACGATGGAGCTTCGGGCATCGTGATGGATGCGTTCAATACCGCGGTAGGGTTCTACACCAAGATAGGGTATGTTCCTACTGGAACCAAGGGACGGGAAACGGGACCCAATGAAGTTCAGATGAAGAAGATGCTAGGCGGGAGACGACGTAGGATCACCCGCAGACTCACTCGCTCGCGTACGTCCCGTCGGAAGCGAGTCTTGTAGGATGTTCTCGAGGTCAGGATCGGACCTCGAAGTTTTTAGCGCCGGACGCTTCGACTGACGCCACGCGTTGCCGATGATACAGGCGGCGCAAAGAGCAAGTGAAACTCCCACACACGCGCCCAAGATTGTGTCCGTCGTGTCCATTTAGGATTCCCGCACGGGCAATGTGAAGACCAAAAACGGATCGGAGGGCACCCCCAAATATGGATTTATGAGAACCATGGAAAAATGACGTCCTATTTTATCAACCACACTCTCCGTGAGATTCGGCAGACTCTTTCCCACGCAAGGGAAGAGATAACTGCTGCCCTTCGAAAATCCATCCAGTCCAATGAAGGATGGTCGTACGCAGACGACATTGAACTGTTTGAAAAGAATGTTGATCTGAACAGTTATGTTGTAAACCTCGTTCTTGAGTCGAGTTACGATTGCCCCGACTATGCTCTCTTTGTGAACGAGTTGGATCTATCTGAGATCATGTAACATCTAGAACGAGTAATCCTCGCGAACCAGGCGAACAAGAATATCGGGTTTGTTCGTGCTCCCTGCGATGGTCTGTTCTGAAGGATCTTCGATGGCAATCGGATCCATGAGGGTGTGACGGCGGCACCCCAGTACAGGATCAAAGAGAACCCAGTCCGTTACAAAATGCCCGTGGTAGGGACTCCACAGATTTTCTCCTTCGAATGTCTCTACCAGATGCTTCGCATAGTTGCGCGTAATCATGTAACACTGAGCACCCCACGGATTGGACAGTCCTACGCACTTGTTCATCTGAACTCCCGCCACTTCCTGGGAGGGTCCAGATGGGAAATTCACGAACCCCAGACTGATAATGTCGGCATCGTCTACCTCGGCCTCAAGGCGGGCCACAATCTTTTTGAAGTCCTTGCGAAACCGAACGTCGTCTTCGATAACGATACCCCAAGGTTCCTCGGAATCCACCAAGAGCTGCATCGCTCGCAGGTGTCCCAGAGTGGCTGCGATTCCGGTGGGATAGGCCATCTTGCGTTCAAGACACTCCTGTCCGCGGAGGAGGACTTCGGGATCGTTGGCCAGAGGAGACGGGACGAGAACAATGTCAAGGTCAAGGGGCTGCGCTGCGGTAAGGAGACGCGTCGCGCGACCCGCATCGCAGTTCACGGCGTAGATGCGCATGTATATGTGGACAATGCTGCGTGAAGATGATTCGTGGAAAAAAATGTTGCCACTAAGCACAACAACATGGGTGGCGGTCTTCTTCAGCTCGTAAGCTACGGTGCGCAGGATGTGTACATCTCCGGCAACCCCCAGATCACGTTCTGGAAGGTGCTGTTCAAGCGCCACACCAACTTCGCCATGGAGTCCATTGAGGTGACGTTCAACGGCCAGGCCGACTTCAACAAGCGTGTGACGGCGGTGATCAACCGTAACGCGGACCTGATGTACCGCACGTACGTGCAGGTGGTGCTGCCCGCCGTGGACCTGTCCGGTTCCTCCACCAACCTCCAGCGCTTCCGCTGGCTGAACTACATCGGCCACCGCCTGATCAAGGTGGTAGAGCTGGAGATTGGTGGCCAGCGCATCGACCGCCAGTATGGTGACTGGATGCAGATCTGGACCCAGCTGTCCCAGGATGCGGGCACGGTGGCGGCCCTGGATGACATGGTGGGCAACACCCACGACCTGGTGCTGATGAAGGACAAGAAGGGTTATGCGCTGGATGCCTCTTGCGCGGGTGCTGAGCTGACCAACAGCTGCGCGCCCCGCTCCGGCACGCCCGCGAAGACGCTGTACATCCCCCTGCAGTTCTGGTTCTGCCGCAACCCCGGCCTGGCCATCCCCCTGATCGCCCTGCAGTACCACGAGGTGCGCATCAACGTGGAGTTCGAGCAGTGGATCAACTGCACGTACTACGAGCTGACCACCGGCCAGTCTGCGGCGGCGACGTCCATCCAGTCCCTGACGGCCGCGTCTCTGTACATCGACTACGTGTACCTGGACACCGAGGAGCGCCGCCGGTTCGCCCAGCAGTCCCACGAGTACCTGATTGAGCAGCTGCAGTTCACGGGTGCGGAGAGCATCACGTCCTCCAGCAACAAGATCCAGCTGAACTTCAACCACCCCGTGAAGGAGCTTGTGTGGGTGGTCCAGCGTGACTCGTTCGTGGACTGCACCCCGGGTGCGGCCTACATCACGGAGGTGAACGGCTGCCAGCCTTTCAACTACACGGATGACTTCACGACGGAGGGCATCGTGATGGACGTGCTGGCCCGCGGCTCTCTGGGCGGCGGCTCGAGTACGGTTGTGCCCACCACTTCGGGCGATGGGCCTTCCGGTCCCTACCTGCCCGGTGTGGGTATCGCCCAGGGCCCTTCTCTGGCGGGTGCGTCTTGGCTGGACTCCAGCATCAACGGCGCCAACGACTCCGACGAGGTGTTCGCGGCCACGACCAACTACCTGCTGGCGAAGGTGATCCTGGAGTCTGGTGTCAAGTGCTCCGGCAAGAACCCCGTGGAGGTTGCCAAGCTGCAGCTCAACGGCCAGGACCGCTTCACGGAGCGCGAGGGTCGCTACTTCGACCGCGTGCAGCCCTACCAGCACCACAGCCGCACCCCGGCGGTGGGCATCAACGTGTACTCGTTCGCGCTGCAGCCCGAGCAGCACCAGCCCAGCGGCTCGTGCAACTTCTCCCGTATCGACAAGGCGACGCTGCAGGTGACGGTCTCCGTCAACACGGTGCGCTCCGGTCGCACGGCGCAGGTGCGCGTGTACGCGGTGAACTACAACGTGCTGCGCATCATGTCCGGCATGGGTGGTCTGGCCTACTCCAACTAAGCGGGCGGCGCTTAGTGTGGTGGTGGTGATAACAAACTAAAATTCAAAAGAGGGGAAACCCCACAAAATGACTACGGAATCCCGTGTTCATTCTGTCAAGGTCCCAAGAAGATGAGCATACCGAAAGGGATAGTCGGTACAGATTCCGGCACATACGGAGGAGAAGGATCCTCCTCGTTCGGGCATCACTTGAATCGCATGTGAATGGCACGGACTGTTGATGTTCCCCCAGATATATCCGCCACTCGTTAGCGTATACAAGTCCTTGTCGTGATAAAAGCAGTTGAATCTAGAGCGGAGCGCGATGAGCGAATCTAGATGCTTGCAGTGGATCCAGAGATGCTCGGAAAAGAACTCGAGAAAGTCAAATCCAATTTTGGTTTCGGGGAAATCGTGTCCAAGATAGTACGTGCCGTTTACGAACCACACGTCAATCTCGCAGTCAAATCCTCTCCGAATTGCATCGCGAATCGTGCTCGGTTTGTTCTCCGCTGAAGGGTCTGGCCCATGAAGGTTTCCGCGATGCGCAATAATCTTCATGGTTTATTCGTGAAAGAACCATAATGCCTAAACTTGTCATTTTTGACTTGGATGGAGTTCTCCTCAATTCGTGCGATATTCACTTCAATGCGCTCAACACTGCGCTTCGTGAATGCGTCGGAGAATCCGCTGTTATCTCGCGCGATCACCACGAGACGCTCTACAATGGTCTAAGCACGCGCGCGAAATTGACGAGGATTGGACTTGATCCTGCCATACAGGAGGCGGTGTTTATCCGAAAGCAGGAGCTCACGGCCGAGGCGATGAAGACGGTTCCGGCTCGCCCAGATCTTCATGCGGCGTTGGTTGCTCTGCGAGTACGCGGAATTTCGGTGTGGTGTGCGTCAAATTGTATTCGTGCCACAGTCGAAACAGTTTTGACGAGTCTGGGCATCCGCCGCCTATTTCAGGGCGTTCTATCGAACGAAGATGTTGCAGATGCAAAGCCTTCGCCTAGTATGTATCTTCGCTGTATGGAACTTGCCGGGGCGATGCCCACCGAAACGCTAATCTTTGAGGACTCGTACACTGGACTTTGTGCGGCAGTATCCTCTGGTGCGCGAGTTTGGAGAGTGGCCCATCCGAGCACATTTACTCCCAAATTCATCGCCGAGGCCGTTTCATCCTCTCGGTCAAATCTTATGCGGGATGTGAATGTTGTCATTCCGATGGCGGGCAATGGGAGTCGTTTTGCAAGTGCGGGGTACAAGGATCCTAAGCCGTTTATTCCGGTCTTTGACGCACCGATGATCTCGTGGGTAGTTCAAAATGTTGGTCTCGATGCAGCCTACACCTTTATCATCCGCAAGGAGTTTGAAGAGACCTACACTGCGTCGTCATATCTCCAGACTCTTTGTTCCGACGCGTCAATCATCACTATTGACGGTGTGACGGAGGGGGCCGCGTGCACCGTTCTCTTGGCGAGCACAACCATTGACAAGGACGCACCGCTGCTTATTATCAACAGCGATCAGTACATTAAATTCTCGGACTGCGAGACATCTTTCAAGCTGGTGTTTGACTTCTTGTACAATCCCGCTGCTCGCGAGTTGTCGGGCATGATCTCAACCTTTGATGGGAAGGGCCATCCCAAGTGGTCGTATGCAAAGGTGAACGAGGATGGAATTGTCACAGAGGTCCGGGAGAAGGACCCCTTCTCCCAGCACGCAACAACCGGCCTTTACCTCTGGCGCCGTGGGTCGGATTTTGTGCGGTACGCGAATCAGATGATCTCCAAGAACATTCGGGTGAACAATGAGTTCTACGTTGTTCCTGTGTTTAATGAGGCGATTGCGGATGGCCACAAGTTTGGCATCGTGGGATGCGAGCGCATGTGGGGAATCGGTGTTCCAGAGGATCTCGACTACTTTCTTACACACTTCACACGTGGATGTTGAACCATGCGCCCAACTCATATTTCAAGTGTTGGTTCAGAGTATCGGTATTCGCCTTTTCGCGAATGTCATAAATACAGTTTCGTTCACACGTTTCAATCCGTACGCCCTCTTTGTCAAGGAATGCTTGAGCCTCCGGAAACACGACACCACCGCGCACAACGCCCCCGTCTCCAAAGACCGGGATGGTGTTGTGCATGCTGCGTAGATAGACAAACGGCTTGCCGACTGCGATTGGTGTTCCGAAGCTCTCAAAGTCGCTTGGACCATTCTTTGACGGATTCTTATCTACTTCCTCCATCACATTGAGCAGAAATTCTCTATCAAAAAGCGTGGGCTGAACATTCATAACATACGGATCTGCCGGACTGGCCGCTTGAAAGCAGGTCTCTCCAGATTGCAAAATTGCACCAGAGAATGGCCACGAACACTGGGATAGTTTTACGAGTTTCACCTGCGGGGTTGCCTCCATCAACGCAAGGGCATCGTTGAATGATGCCCAGTCGACAGGCGCAGTTAGAAACATATCGTCATACCAAAATATCACATACTTTGTATCTATCCGTCTAAGATACGATATGACTCGCGTAATATAGTTGGTATTGTTGTTTGCGGGGTCGTCATAGTGCAGGATTGGGAGATCTCCAACTTTCGCGCGGATTCCATCAAGGGGTCCGTCCGTACAGATGTACATTTGGATCGAGTCGTTGTTGAAATATCTGCGCTTAAGTTCCATGAAGGGCGTCCACAGACTCCGATACATATAACAAGAGCAATACAGGATGGATATACTCATATTATAAAAACTTGCGAAGAACTATTTATTGAAATAACTTGATCTCTGATCTCGTCGCTGTATACGCCGGCATATAGATACACTACGGGAGATTGGAGCCCTTTGAGTACACCGAAACTTTGTGCATAGAACGGGGTTCCATATACGCGACGACCCTGTTTTGCCCTGT